GCAGACCGCGCCGTTAGTCTCGACGGTGCTGGTCAGGGTCACGCACCCGGTCAGGGGAAGTGTTAACAGCATCGCCAAAACGAATCGCATTGCCTGTCCTCCGTAGAACGTCTGCCGTCGCAGCGGCCTCAACCTCGGCCACCGCGTCCCTGCGGATCTTGTAGTAGACGCCGGACAGCGCCATTACGATGATGACGCCCATGACGGCGTAACGCCCGACCGGCGTGAACAGCAGGCTAAACACCGTGTTCGTCCATGTGCTTCTTGCGCCAGAACCAGATCGCCGCCGCGAGCCCCACAACGGCCAGCATGATAAGAAAATTAGGGTTAGCAAATAAGCCAGCAAGCTGATTTGCTGTATCAGAAGCTTCCTGCGCCTGCGAAGCCACCTCCTTAGCAATACCCAAGCCTCCAAGCCCTGCCGTGAGTACCGCCGCGTTACCTTGCTTGCTGTCTGCCATAGTTCTTTTCGGAGGAGCATCAGGTTCTGCACGGTCCTCTTGCTCATCATGCGCGTGATCCTGTGCGATCCACCATGCGCCTGCCGCCTGGCGACGGCGCACCAGCCCCGGCAGCACCTTGCCGCCGCCCTTGGTCCATTTCATCAACTCGGCAGGCACCGCGTCAAGATCGCCAGCGTTGACCTTCTTGAGCATCGTGGAGGACTTGAGGTTGCCGACGCCCGCGTTGTAAGCGAAATCCGTAAGGACATCAAACTGGTTCTGGGTCAGTTTAACCTTGACCAGGTCCATCACGGCAATCTCGTATTTGACGATGTCGAGCTTGAGGATGTTTTCGGCCTGCGCCTGCGTAATGGTCATGCCGTCATTGACCATAGGCGCGCCTGCGCCATTCGTATGGCCGTAGCCAATGGTGCAGACATTGGCCGGGCAACGGTACGCCTTCAGCTTGCAGCCTTCAAACTTCTTGAGGAGGTTGTCTAACCCGCCTTGGCTCATGTGCATGGTTATTTTCCCTTCTCTAAAAGAGTGACACGCTTATCCAGCGCGGCGATCAGTTGTGCTGTGTCAAACCGGATGGCGGCGCGCGCGGCAGCGGCGTCGGCCACCATGTCCATGCGGCTCTTCTCGATGGCGGACATGGAACGCTCACGGTCCAACGTCATGGCGGCGCGGGCCAAGGCGCTTTCCTTTTCGACCTTGCTGATTTGATCGCTCAGGTTCTCGCGAATCTGCGCCATGTCGATGGTTGTGCCTTGGGGCGGGATCGCCTTGTTGTCTGAGTTAACAACGACAGCAATCTTGGACTTCAATTGAATGATTTCGTTGTTAGCACCGGATAGGGCGCTCATCAGATAGACAACGCAAGAGAACAGGATCGGGATACCCGCAAAGGTGATCTTCTCGACCAACGCGCCCTTGCTGGCGCTTGCCGCCATCTCGATGGCAAACTTTTCCTGTTTTTCTTCCGTGGTACTCATATTTCAGTTCCGGCTTTCCAATCACGAACGGCGATGCGTATGCGTATGATAAGCAGCACGAGTGTCGCCAGCGTGACGCCAAGACCGGCCCACGCGCCCATCTCCATCGCCCACCACGGGAGCGTCAACGCCCCCGCAGCGATTGCACCATCAACGGCCAGCTTCGTATCGTGCATCACGGACCTGCATCAGGGCTAGAGCCTATTTGAGACGCAGCGGTACCTGCGGGACGCGCGCCATAACGACTGAACAAAGCATTTCGCGCTTCTCTCAAAGTTTGTTTTTGCATGGCCCGCGCAATCGTTGATTCCGCCAGCACAGGATTAGACAATTCTCGCGCCAATTCAAGCGCAAGTTTGTCATCCATCGCGCCCGTCAATTTTTTGAATATGTAACCCACACTGGACGCGGCCAATTTACCTTTGCCGGGGATAACCGCTGCCGCCATACTTGCGCCAGGAACTTCAGCCGCGCCCGACACAAGGTCTAATTTGCCGCCTGCGCCCGCCGTAGCCAAACGTTGATGCTCCGCAGCGCGGGCAAGATCGTCACGCACCGCATTTACTGCGGTCAATTGCGCAGGATTCATTTTGCTAGTCAGCTCGTCAATGCGCTTTTGTACGGCCATCGCGTTGGACCCTTGCGGCAATGGCGGGGCCAACTTGTTACCGCTGGCGGTTGCAAGTTTTTGCACTTCTTCTAATCGTTTTGCGTCTTCGCCAATTTGCGCAAATTTGTTTTTTAAGCCCATTCCTGCGTCATCAAGGATAGCCAGCGGACGCGCGTATTCTTTTATGAACGCAGCATGTTTGCTGGGGTCTACTATACCCGCCGCGTCCGTTACCTTCTGACGATACAGATCTTCAATACCTGCGCGCGCAATCTTGGTGGCGTCAGCGTTGCCGCCAAACAAGTTAACAAACTGTTTAGCTTCCGTTGCGCCACCCGGCGAAAAATATTTTTTAACGACATCTTCGGCAAATACAGTATCTTGGCTCCAAGGGCCTTTTGCAAGAATTTGCGCGTTTACGCCCTCTTTGAAGCGAGGCGCGTATTCGGTACGGTACAATTTAACGGCGTTCGCGTAGGCTGTTTTGGCTTCGTCTGAAATTGCAGTGCTGTTGCCTACAGCCTCATCTAAAGCTTTGTGTAGTTCCCCCAATTTGCTAAGTTTTGCTGCTTGTGCAGGGGTAGCGTTGGCAATTTTTGCGCTGGCAATGGCCTCGTTAATAGCCTTTCGAAGCGCGTCTGTTTCTTCCAGTGTTACCGCTGCACGTTCCGCAGCAGGCGCAGGCGTAGCTTCAAAACGCAACCCGCGAACGGGTTCGCCTTGTGGTGCGGCAGGTTTTAACTTTAACAATTTTTTTACGATGTCGGGTTGGTCTACGACGTTGATCTCAGACAAAGGTTGCCCAAGAATTTCTTCCGCCTTCTTGATGACATTTCCAACGTCAATCTTTTCGGTTGGCGCAAGCGCAAAAGCATCTTTGTACGCTTGTGTAATTACGGGCTTAAGCGCCGCTTTTTCCTTTAGTGCAATGTCTTTCAACCCAGCGCCAATGGCGTCCGGGTTTTCGGTCACCAAACCGCTGTCAATACGCGCCGTTAACGCGTCAATCTTTTTTTGCTTTTCAACTTCGGCTACGTTCTGCACCCGCGCTTCTTGCGCAAGACGAGCCTGATTGTTCTGCGCTTCCTGCGCGGCTTTTTCAGTGGCAAACGCAGGTGTATTGCGAACATCTTCGATGCCCGCCGCAAGTTTGGCAGACCCTACGGTAGACGCTACTTCGCCAGCATGGGGTACAGTCCCCGGCACAATAACCGCTTTAGGCGAACCTAGCGTGTTAAGGACATCTTTGCCTTTACCTTCCAACCAACTAAGAAGCTGATTGGTTTTTGGGTCCATGACGCGAGTAGCGTAATTGTACGCACCCTTGACCGCAGGCGCGGCAATGGTGGGAACCGCAGCGCCAATGAGCGCGCCAGTTTCGCCCGTGCCCGGCTCGATAGCTTCTGACGATATAGCGCCCGTCGTAGCGCCGCCAAGGGTTTTGGCCGCAACGTTGGCTACGCCGGTCGTCCCGGTTCGAAACCCACCAGTCTCCAAAGATGTAGCGATTGGGGTAAGAAACCGCGCCAGTGAAGGGGCCATTTCAGCCACTGCGCCCGCCGTCGCTTTAACTGGTGCAGCGATAACGCCGCCTATCGGAAACGTGGCCCCGATTTGACCGCCAACGCGCGCAACTTCGCCTAACGCTTGTTCGCCCCACTTAGCTTTGTATTCGGCTTTTCGGCGGTCAATACTGGCTTGTATATCAGCTTCGCGCGACGACGGTTTGCCGGTTATTTGTGAACTAAGTGTTTGTTCGCGCGGCATTAAATAGTCTACGCCCCGCGCGCCTAACAGCGCGGCGGTGTCGGTCACGTCCGTCACGCCACGAAGAAGCCCTGGACCTATCGCAGCGACGTTCCCCGGCATGGCTTTTACACCGCCGATAAGATCGTTTGCAAAATCACCTAGATCGCTTGCAAAATCACCTATAACACCTCTGGAAGGCGTTTCGGGCGCGGGCGCAGATGTAGGTTTAACCGCAGGCGTAGGCTGCGTGGGCGCGTTACCGCGTGCGATATCTTTTAACGCGCGGTCAGGAAAATCTTTTTGCGCGCGCGCGTACACATCCACTGGTTTAAGAGTGTCGGGGGCGTCTTTGTAAATGTGTTGCGTTCCATCCGCAAATGTAAGCGTAATGTCAGGCATTAGTCGCTCCATCCGCTGGTAGAAATGCCAGTTGGTAACTGTGCTTCTTTAGGCTTTATTCCCGCGTATGTTGTGTCAAATGTGTTCTTAACGTTTCCTTTCGACCGTTCAAGATCGGCTATGTACCTATCAAGTTTGGCTTGAAAGGTTTTTGTGCCTTGCGCTTGTTTTAACGCCGCCGCCGAATCTTGCAGACGCCGCCCTTCCTCATTCGATACGTTGCCCAGCGCGCCGCCTGTGGGTGAACGGTTACGAATTTGCTGAAGCGCCTCAAACCCAGCGTTTGCCAAAATTTGATCAAGATCAGCTTGCGCGGATGTTGCTGCGTCGCGTGAGCTGGGAGTGCGACCCGCCAAAGACCCCGTGATGTAACGCAGACCCGAATGATCTCTAAGCCCCTTGGCGCGCGCGATTTGCGTGTCAATATCGCTGACAGCTGTATCAACCACTGCTTTAGCTGCTGGATGCGAGATTTCCAAATCAATGCGCGCATTTTGTCTTTGCAGATCTGCTTGATATTTCAATTTTTCTTCGGGCGTCTCTTTTGGCGTCTCAAGTTCTTTTTTAATTGTTTCTTGCGCTCTATATTTAGCCAAATCAGCAGCTTGCGCTTGCACGCGCGCCTGCGATGGCAACATTACCCCCGCCTGCGGTTGCGCCCCGAGCGCAACGGGCGCAGGTGCAGCCCCCGGAGCCAGGTTATTCACGCCGGGCATTGGGCGCGGCGTAAAGTTAGCGCCCGCGCCGGGGGCCAAGTTGTTAACCCCGCCGGGCTGCGGCATAACATTCCCCGCGCCGGGAGGCAACGCTTCGGGCACAAGCATCATAGCGCCCACGCCACCATTTGCGTCAGGCATCCATACTGTCCGCCCCGGCATATTCGCTTCTTGAGGCTGTAGTTGCGGCTGACGAGCCTTAGCCATTTCCGTAACATCCGCCGCCGTCCTTTGCGCCGCTTCCATCGCCTCCTGCGAATAGTTAGGGTTAAAAAATGGTTTTAATGTCGGAGGCAAGGCCTCAAACATTTTTCCGTAAATGAGCGGCTGTTGTTCTTTGGGATATGAAGGAACTGACCGGATTCCCATCTTAAATTGTTCGCCTTGTTTGACAAGAATATCCATTGTTTTTTCGTCCGCGCGAAGAACATCCAACGCAGCTTGTCGTCTAGATGCTTCCGCAGACGCGGCGGACGCGCCCGCCGATGCGCGCGCAGCTTCGGCCTGACGCTGTTCCCTTAAAGCAACCGCCGCTGCGGAGGGGTCGATGCGCGCTATGGCGTCTATGTATTTCTGAGTACCAAAACCATGTTCAGCCGCAGCACCGCGTATAGCGTTTTCTTTCTGAAGTTCCGCCGCCCGCTGCTGCATGAGCATGTTAGATGTTTGCATTTTCTGCATATGCTCAGCCGCCGCCAACATGTTTGGCGCTTGAAATTGTTGAAGCTGCGGAAGCGCGGCGTTGTAGTCAACCATCGTTCTGTCCCTTTACGGTTATTTGCCTCGCGCGCCGCCCAAACCACCGCCGCCACCTATACCGCCAAGATAGTTGCTCATGATGTACGAACTCATGCCCTGATTGAGCGCGTTCGTTACCGCGTTAGATTGGTTCAGGTAGCCTGACGCTTGCGCGTTACCCGCCGCAACATCCGCCTGCGCGATGCCTTGACCAAGCCCTGTGTAGGTATTTCCAAGGTTCGTACCCAACGCCCCGGCCTGCGCCGCCGATCCAGCAGCGGACGCTTGACCACCTGCGTACAAGCTCTGCAACGGCGCAAGTTGTGCCGTCCGGTTGGTCTGATAGCGGTTGAAAGCGTTTTGGTATTCATTTGAAGCATAGTCCTGCCCATACCGCGTAATGCCTTTGAGCGCCGCGCCAGACAAACCCATACCTCTAGCCGCGCCGCTTCGCTCAAGACTTTCCAGCCCCGTCTTAAGACGAAATGCTGAACCGGGATCGGCGGTAAAATCTTCCATACCAAAATCTTTGGCATACTTGCCGTACCCTGGTGCGGTTGTGTCGCCGCCGATACCCAAAAAAGACCGCAGTTGATTCTGCGCGGCGACGCCCCCTTCGCGGTAGGGCGCAAGGTCTGTTCGCCCAATGTCAAACATTTCACGTTGAGCGGCAATGCTGTTAGCCGCCATCTCTCGCTGAACGGCGGCGCTCTGCGCTGCGGCATTCTCTTGAGCATTAGCGGCTTGGCTGGAGCCATAGATGCCCGCGCCAGCGCCCAATACGCCAGCGCCAAGGATAGCTGCACCAGTTCCGCCCAGCGCGGCGACTGCAAGACTTGACATTTTAGTCTCTCCTTGAGGCTAAACTGAGCCCTTGTCGGTAATCCAATGTGATCTCGTCACCTAGATCGCCACCTTTGCAGCCCACAATATCACATGTAGCGAAAAGATGTATATCCCCGTTGTCCGCCAACACGGCGACCGCGTTGGGCCGCTTGCTGTGGTTCGTGTATCTTCCGGCAGGCGTTCGCATCCCATCAAGACGCCCCGGCGCGATCATTTCGCCTTCTGCGATGGCGGCGGTAGCAAACAGACCTTTACCTTCGATAGGCGACGGTCCAACCATGACCTTGTAGGAACCTACAGGAAACGGAATTTGATCAGAGGGATCTTCGGAGATCCGCCGCACCGTGTCGGGATCAAGACCATATTCGGCGATAGCCAAATGAAAATCCGCGATGTCCTCGGGGTGGCTGAAGCTCAGCAACATTTGCTGGTCACGTTGCGCGATCTGCCATGAATAGCTCTTGTCCAGATACGTTGCCTCCAGCGTAGCAACATCCGTTTCGGTCGTAGGATAGATGTTCTGCCAAACCACTGTCTCGACGGCGTACGCAATCTTGCGCCCTGGCGGGCCTACAAACACTTGCGGCGCGACTAGCTCCGTGCGCGTTCCATCTTCGTTGGTCAGGATGATATGCCCAGCCAACATGATGTTTAACTGAGGCATTTTCTGTTTGTGCCCAATGACAAAAGTATCCGCAGGAATGGTCAATTCGCGGATGTAGAGACCGGGTGCAAACCGATGCACAACCGGACAATCAGGTTGGGGGTACTTCAATAACTCTGTTTCAAGCGCTTGCACTTGCGCTTCCGTCACCGGCGGGCGGCGCGCGTCAAGTTCCAGCGTGTTGGCTTCAGCAGGCAGCATACGTCACCTCATGACAACTGTTTGATGAACGACGGCAGCACCTCGGCCTGCGCCCGTACCATCTCGTTTCGGAAGCTCTCGGTCGCCGCAGCGCCCTGCCGCGCCTCCTTGGCAACTTCAATCTGCAACATGGGCATGGCCGAGATAGCGCACATCCACTCGTCAATTTCTGCGCCGGTCTGCGGGTGCGTTCCACGCAACTGCGTAAACCAAGCGCACTGGAGCTGGACGCACTCCTTCTTGATCAGCGGGCAGAATGAGCCGTTCTTGAGTTGCATCGTCAGTCCTTTAGCTTCAAACTGCCGTAAAAGTTTGCCATTTTGGTAAGTTCTTCAAATGTTGCGTTATTTTTTATGCGATTTGCCCTCATGCTGACAATCATTATGTTTTCGCGGACATAGCCCTTTTTGGGGATTATTCTGTCAATTGACGGGCTAACGTCACTTCGGTACCCGCGCGTCCGAATGAGTTTAAGCCCCAAGGCGGGGCAATACTCTGGGATCACAATGTCGCTAATTTCAAGAGCAAACGGAACACCTGCGTTTTTTGCGGATCTCCTTGCAGCGTTTAGCATTGTACGTTCGGCGTTTTTTGCGTTGTATTCTTGTCTTTGAACGTTCAGTAACTCTCTGTTTTTTTTCCTCCACTCAACGTTAGATGCTGAAGCGGTAAAATGTCCACGGCTTTTTCGATAGTCTCGAAGACATTGCGCGCACGTTCCATTTTTTACGCGAGGGACAAGGTGCCCACGTTTGCATGGTTCGGTCGGCATTGTCCATCCATCGCGCAGAATGAACTCGCCCGATTTTGGTTTTTTAAATCCTGAACCACGTTTTCCAGCCATAAACTGATCTTACGTTTTGCAGAGCCACATAGCAATTCAAGTTTAATCTTTTACACAGATGATGACATCAACGTACTGGACGGCAAAGTCCATCGCCGTGCCGCTGCCGGTGTTGGCTATGGTGATGCCGGTAGTGGCGCTGGTAGACTGAAGCGCAGCATTGCCAAACGCCCGGTAAAACGAACCCGACGTGGAAGTTGAAATAGCGGCTAAATCACTAATGCCATGCGTATGGCCGGGGTCCGTCAACGTATGCGTGTGCGATGGCATGTTGGCGGTAGTAATTGTGCGCGCAGCAAACACGGACGTGAACCCCGTCGTGCCGCCGCTGCTGGCTGCGCCCGACACCACGCGCAGCGCCTTGTTGTCGTGCGTGGTGGACTTGGTCCAGCCGGTAGGCGCGGAAGTCTGCACAAACAGCATTGCCGTTCCGGTGGGCAGGTAGGCCCACGCGCCGGTAAAGACGCCAGGGCTGGCGATTTCCAACGCTGACACAGGCGTGGCAGTGCCGATGCCAACTTGGCCGGTAGCGTCAATAATAAACGGCGTTATATCAGGGTCGGCAGAATCTTGCACTTTAAGCGCCGCGCCCGTGCCGGTCTGCGTTATTTGAAGCGCCGGGGACGGCGTGTTGGAGTCAATGGTGACGTTGCCCGACAACACGGGCGACACCGCCGCCGTGGGGGCTGAAATGTAATCCACCGTCCAAATCAACGCGCCATCCGCGTCCTTCAGCACAAACTTGTAGATTGCGCCGCCTAACCAAACGTTAGCCTCGCCGCGCGAGTCCAAGATGATCGGGTTAGTGTTGGCCGTTGCCGCTGTCGCATCCGTGTAGGTGGCCTGCAACGTCGTCGTACCTGCGATGTAGGTGTACAATTGCCCGCCGACCAGCGGCTCGCCAGCGGCGTCAACAAAAGCTGTTTTGGGGGATGGAGTGAGAACAGCCATTATTCACCTATATTTGCAGCTACGGTCAAGATGACCGATGGGATGGCCGGTACAGGCGCAGACGCCGCTATGCGGGCTATTTGGACATTTGTGTTGGTAGTAGACCACATCAATCGGAAATAGTCACCTGCACTCATGCGGATGACGAAGTTCCACGCCGCAACGTAAGATTTACTAGAGCCAGACAAACTCAGTTTGGTGGCGCTTTCAGATACGGACGTTCCATTTACATCTGCCCAGATGTACACGTCTTTATCCGCCGCGTTGGTGCTGGTCAATTGCAACGAAAATTGAATGTTGTACGAGCCCGTGCGGTCCACATACACCCGCGACGTTGGCGTTCCGATGCTGACGCCTTGGGTCAAACTGGTGTTGTTGAGCGTGATGGCGTAGGCCGTGTTGATGACGGCGGCAGTCTGCGTGGTGGTGTCGTAGAATGCGCCGCTGCGAAGCGATCCGCTGCCGAGAATGGCGTAAAGGTTATAGAAGTAACGATACCACCCGCGCGTGACGTAGTTTGTCACTGTGTCCCAAATGGCAACACGCGGAGCCGGTATCTGCGTGATGTTATCAGGCATTGGTGGGGCTCACGATCAGTTCCGCGCCCATGATAGCAATCTTGACTGGATCGGTTCCAGACACTTCGTAGACGCGGTCACGGAGTTTCAGAGTCATGCCAAGCCTGCGCCACAAGACGCGCCGCCCGGTCTCGCCAAGCTTGCCCATTGACCGCCAATGCTCGCTGGACCATGTATGCCCGCCATCATCCGACCAGCGCAACATGACCTGCGGATCGGAACCTTGCACGATGATCTCGCGTGTGGTCTCTTCCGATTCGCCGCTGATCGCGCCCGCAGACGCGGCGTCAGACGAGATGCTGCTGAGATAGGTCGTGGTCGCAGGCGTTGCGCCGTCTAAACCCACGCCTACTTCGCAATCTAGTTGCAAACTGTGCTGCGTCGTGCGCTTCAGATTGTTGGTGCTTGTGGGCAGTGCCCGCCACGAGCGCAACCATTTTTGAACCGCCCCCGCTTCGGTGTAGACCGTAGGATCGTAAGCGTAGATCTGGCCGGTCAGATAATCGCCAATGACAATTTGGCCGTTAAATGCCATTTGGCAGTTACCGCGATGGCGGGTGAACTGGTTGTTGAGCCAACCGGCGCGTTGATGCCAAGCTTGGGTCGCCACGTCGTAGACCCAAGTGATGTTGGCGCTGGGGAAGTTTAGCACATAGAACGAATGACCGTCTTGCTGGTAGGTATACGCCACTGCGTCTGTGATGTCGGCGTACTGCTGGATCTGCCATTCAACGGAGTGCGTCGAGATGCGAACGCCAGCGTAGCCATTGGAGCGGTACACCATGCCGCGCCCACGAGCGTCTGAACTAAGCCAAAACACTCCGTTGTCGAGTTTGGCAACGGAGAACGGCGCAGCGCAACCGATTTCGATGAACGCGCCTTGGATGCGCGCAAGAGGAAAGTCCGGCAGACCAGCGTCGTACCAAACTTCAATGGAAGATTGCCCAAACAGCCAAATTTCGCGGTGGTCTACGATTAGGGACACCAGATTGTCGGGCGAACCTTCGGCGCTGGCAAAGTCGAGAGGGTCAACAGACGTGCCGTCGTACAGCGACGTAACCCAGAACTTTTGGCTGTTAGGCTGATTGTAGACAAAATACCCGTCGATGAACCCGACTGTCACCGCACCCGCAAAGTCAACGTCCGTAATTTGCGCGAACACGTCCGTACTGGAGTTGTAGATGTAACCTGTAGCGCCCGCAGCAATGAACAACTGCGTACCGTTGTCCACCATCGACACTTGCCCGGTGCCTGCCACAGTGCCTTTGGACACAACATTGAAATTGCTGTCAATTTTGTAGAGTGATGTGCCCGATACGGCGTAACCATAATTGCCAAACTGCCAGAGTCCGCGTACCGGCCCTGCGCCCATCGTAGCAAGATAATTCAATCCTGGCGCACGTTGAAGGAACGCGGGTTCTTTTCCAGCTTCCGGCACAACCTCTGGAAACATGTTGATCATGCGGTTGTCCGCAGCGTTGACGCTGCGGGCTACATACGCGGAGCCAAGGATTGGGCTCTTCATCAGAAGTTACCTGCAAAGATGTTGAACCGCTGGCGGGTGCTGACAATGGCGTAGGGGATCGACATGATGTC